GTCTCGGATGCGGCGACAGCCTGCATCCCTGCGACAAAGGGTTCGTTGGTGAGAGTGCCGCCAATGAGAGCCCACTCACCGAGAGGCTCTCCGGTCTTCTTACTGCGAGCATGGTCCGAAGGCACAGCCTCAATGCTGAAGCCATCGAACTCGCCAGCTCGAATCCTCCCGCGCGCCTCGTCCGTCCACCGGATGAGTCCGTACAGGGAAACCGTGCCGTCGTCGTTCGCGCGGACCTGGACATCAACGATGCGGCCCGCAGCCTTGGTGCTCTCGGGGTCCACAGCTCCGTTGATGGAGGCATGGTTGTAGCCGACCGGGGCACCCGTCGAGAACCAACGCTCCGACTGGATGACCTTGTAGCCGCGAGCCATCGACTCGATGTCGTCGGGACCGAGGTCTACCTTGCGCTCCGAAGCTCGACCGAAGTGCGAGCCAGACCGAGCGAGTTCCACCCATCGATCGTCAGTCTCTCCGAGAGCCACGGGAGCTGCGAACTCAGCCGCTGCCTCCTCGGGTCGCTCAGCGTCGAGCATCTTGCGAGCCTTCGCCTGCAGCGATGCCATCTTCTCCTTGTCCAGCCCAGGAGCAGTGCTCTGGGGGATCCGAGCGATGGCATTACGAAGGTGAGGAAGATCGACCTTCCCGCTCGCGTCCCGATACGGGAAGTAGCGGAGGCCCCGAGGCTTCGTCCTGCCGTCGTCGTCCTTCTCGCCACCGGGGGCGATGTACAGGAACGAACTGTCGGGCAAGTCGTTGACGAATGCAGTAGTCCACTCTGCGTAGACCTCTGGCTCCTCGGGAAGCATGGGGCAAGGATGGGGGACGAAGGGGTACTTCCTCAACTGTCGAGAACCGACAATGAGGAAAGTAAACTACTCAGAACCGCTGTCTAATCCGCGCCTGTGAAGCCATCGGGAGCGGTGGGGCTCCGAAGCCGGGGGGATGTCGTTGACCTCTCGGAGGTGTCTCACTCCCTGGCGCGTGATCTTCTCTCCGCGCTCCTCCGCGATGACCGAAACGACGTAGTCGGGGTAGATTCCGATCCCCTCGGGTAGGTCTGTCCTGCGAGGACGACCCATTAGCCCACGAGCCCGATGATCAAGCAGTTGCACAAGAGGTCACCCTCACACCAGGATGCGGGAGTCGAGTAGAACTCGATCTGATCTGAGCCGAAGACATCTCCGTCGTGATCACCGCACGGAGAGCAGCTCTGGCTCTCTGCCAGGTTGCTGTACATGTACCTCTGCACGTCCGCAGCGCGGAGCTCCTGCATTCGCCCCAGACCGTAGATCGTATTGCTCACCGCTTGAGCTGCCCGAAGGTCCACTCCCGTAGAGAGTCCGAGCATCGAAGCGATCACCGACGCTCGTGTGACCTCCTTGGCAGGAGGCATCCCGCCGATCCCCTGTGACTGGATGGCTGTGATCGAGGTTCGCTGCACTCGATCGGCAGCCTCCCTTGCTGCTGCCGCAGAGGTCGCCCGGATGGACTCCTCTGGGTCGATGTCATCGAGGATCGACGGGGGCTCTCCTTCAGCAGCGGGGGGCGCGGAGACCCGCTCTGCCGATCGGATCAGTTCAAGCTGGTCACCGACCATCTCGGGAACGACTTCCTGGTCGCGGATCTCCACCCGCAACTTCGGATCCTCCTCCTGACGGTCTACCTCGTTCTCGATGGACCTCGTCCCCGAGCGGTAGACCCGGCGAAGCTCATCCATCAGGGTGCGCTCGAGGTCGGAGACCCCAGGGACTTCCACCGTGAGCATCTCCTCGATGGTGTCCTCGTCCGAGAGTGACTCTGCGTACTCAGGTGCGATCTCATCTCGCCACTCTGTGATCTTCGACGCGAGAGCAGCGTTCGCCGCGTCCTTCACGCCAACGGTCTCGGAGTAGCGGACGCATCGCTCCACGTCCCGCACATCTCGCCCACCTGGACCCTCACGGAAGATGTCCATCTCCACCCGCTCGGGCAGAGGGGTCGTCGCGAGGGCTACGTGCGGAAAGCAGCAAGGCTCACCGAGAGCCTCCTCCTCACGCTTGGCCTGCTCTTCGCCCCGACTGGAGGCCGAAGGTGGCGCGGAGGGGGTCTCGGCAGGCTCTGAGGGCTCTTCCGGCTCGGTCCCGGGAGGCACAGGCTCGGGGTCGTCCTGCGGGCTCGTCTGAGGATCGATCTCGATCGGCTTCGCGGAACTGTCCACCCGCTGCGGGAGAGAGAGCACGTCCCGGATCTTCGCCTCGATGAGTGCGTCCGGTGTAACGACACCCGACTCCACCGCAGACTTGACCGCTTCCACAAGCTGCTTCGGATCACCGACCCGGATCTCGCCAGCCTGGATATACGGGTACTTCTTCGTCCCCGGGAAGTTCCAGTTCACCAGACGCTTGATGATGGCGTGCGGACCCTGGCTCATCGTCGTGGCGATCGAGTTCGCTGCCTGCTGCAGAGCCATCGTGTAGTGGTCGAGCTGCCCCTGAATCAGGGAGTAGGCACCCGCGCTCTCACCCGTGAAGAGGAACTGGCACAGAGCAGCGCGAGCCATGTCCTGACCCGCTGCAATCCGAGCATGACGGATCGCATCCGCCTTCATCGGACACTCTGTCCATTCCAGGTTGAATCCCTTGGGGAACATCGCGAAGGCACGGATTCCGGCCCGGAGCTCCCTCAAGATGATGTTCACCTGTTCCACATCGCCCGGATTCGCGCCTGGCTCGACCGTACAGGTCGGGATCCCGTAGGCAGACCGCTCGTATCCGGTCGCCTCCAGCTTCAGGTAAGTCCGACGCTGCCTCCACGAGGCGTAGCCAGGACGAAGAATCCCCATCGGCTCCGGGTTGTCACCGTCAGGCTGGAACCGGAAGAGCACGATCTTGTCGGGAGGAAGGGTCGCCCCGCGCTGAGCCGAGGACGGAATGGACCGACCGACGACTGGATCTGCCGGGTTCGCCCACTGAGTGAACCCGTAACGACGATCCGGGTACTGCTGCCACTGGTAGATCGTCCACGGAAGCCTCGGGGACAGTTCATCGATGACCGTCGCGCCGAGTTCCTTGTCATAGCGAGCCACGATCTCGAATGCAGCCAGTCCACGCCAGGTGAACTGCACAGCCTGCTCGAGGAACGAGGTCCAGCCGCCACGCATGTGCTCAAAGAGGCACGACTGGACGAACTCCGCGACCTCCAGGTCCGCAGGGTCCTCACTGCCAGGCTGAACCGACCACTGCACCGAAAGCAGGGGCAGGGTCCACGCAAGACGGATGGCTTGAGCGACCGGGTCTTCGCGGACCATCTGATCCACGATCCCGATCAGGTCATACGAGCCACGCCAGTCATAGGAGTCGAGGTTCGGGTTGCTGTCCAGGTCGATCGTCCCGCCGATGAGCGGCACACCGACGTACCCCTTGGACCGACTCATCCCAGTCTCTGCCAGGACAGTCGCGTCGGCCCCCTCGGGGAGTACTGAGACCGAGGATCCTGTCTTGTTCGCCCGGTCCACGTCAGAGGGACTGACCCACAAAGGCCACTCACTCCCGACACGCACGTACTGATCAACGGGGTTCACGATGACAACCTATCGTTTGGAGGGGTGGGACACAATCACCAGTTATCCGGATGGTCACGGGGGTCTGCCCAGGCATGGTTCGCCGTGATCGAGGACATCGGAGCAGGGTTCAGCTCGACAGCGGACGGTGCCTCCATGACCCCGTAACGGTTGATCACGAAATAGCGCAGAGCGTCCATCGGATGGTCTGATCGACCATCTTTTGCGGGAATCACCTCGCCAGGCTTGTTCGCCGGGTACGAATATCCCATCAGGGCACCGTGGATCCCCACCGCATTCTCGGGGTACCTGGAGGTCCGCTCCGGTAGCGTCAGGGCTTTGGAAACGAAGAGGTTCCGCTCCCCCTTGTGGTTCTCGAATCGTCCACGGGTAGCCTCGATCCCTGCCGGAATGTGCCTCTCCGCAGTCGCAGTCGTGTAGCGCATCCCTCCTGCGAGGACTCCCATCTTCCGGAAGACCTTCTCGTAGACCTGGAGGCTGGAGATCCCGGTCTGAGCATTCCGAGCCCGACCCGCAGGATCGCAGAAACAGTCCAGCATCGTGATCCCATACGCCTGCAGCATCTTCGCGCACTCGTAGGCGTGGGTCTCCTCGAGGGTGTCGGCCCCGACGACCTCCTCCACGACGACATCGACGGTCCGACCTTCGACGCTCATCTCCTGAATCAAGGCGAAATACGGACGCCTGCCACCGAAGTCGAGGGCACCGTAGGAGTGCCGCTCCTCGCTGGGCTCCACGTCGAGCAGGCTTCCCTCCTCGCGAGGCTCATACGTGAAGTAGACGACTCCCTGGAGGACGACGAACTCTCCGTGGAGGAATGCCTGCGCCATCCGGTCGGTGAGGTTCAGCGAGTCAACGTAGTCGGCGGGCAGGTAGGGGTTGTCCCTGGAGCTGGCGCGAACGTAGGCACGACCAGGAAGACCCTTGGCGAACTCCTCGTACATCCACCCCATCGCG